GGTTCGGTGGGTGGTGCCGCGGCTCATGCCCACTCCCGCTGGTAGCCCGAGCGCGAGGCGTAGACGCTGGCGAGAGCGCGCACGGTAGGGCATGGGGACTCGACCCACCCGCCAATAAACCGGCACCGCACACAGACTGGACCGGCCCAGTCGGGTTTATGCTCCGCGATAATCTCCCGTTTCGCCGCGCACTCAGCTAGCACGCGTGCCGGATCATGACGGGCTATATGCTCGGCATCATCTGACCATGCGGCCGTTATCATTCCGCCGTTGCAGAAAATGCGCGAACCGCTTTCCTGCCATACCCCATTCGTCCGACCCGCGGCGCGTCGGGCCGCTCGCTCATCCTCATCTATTTGACCCGTTAGGAAGTCGAAAATATCTCGGCTCACGCCTCCAGCCCTGCCTTGATGACCATCTTGGCCCGATGACGCCAGCCGTCCCGCTCCTGCGGCGTCAGGTCTTCCCATTCTTTCGAGTTCTCCAGACCGTCATGGGTGTTGGCTTGCAACGTCATCGCAGCGGCGTCGATGTTTGCCGAGCGGGGAAATAGGGGCATGTTGGCGATGATGTGCGCGGCGATCCGCTCGGCAGTATCCCAATCGCAAGCGGACGCCTCCAGTGCTAGCCGCGCCAGATCCCGAGCCGATGCAGCGCCCTTATGGATTTTTCTAGCCTTAGTGGCTACGGCGCGCCAGTGGTCCCTTTGGCGGTCGGTGAACTCGCTCCAAGTAGCCGTCTGCGTGCATCCTGCGCGGAACAGCATTAGCGCCTCGGCGTCTAGCGGCTCCTGCTCCCGGTGGAACTTCGCCAGAGCATCGGCATCGATCTTGTTCTGATATTCCATAGCGGATTCCCCTACTCCTAATGCGGGCGATGGGGCCGGTTTCCCGGCCGCCGATTCGCCCTAGTTGGCTTCGATCATCATTCCGAAGATGACACCATATGCAGCCATCCTGGCTTCACGAGTGTTGGCAACTTCGCCGGTCCGTACGAGTTCGGCAAGAACGCCGTTAGCTGCTGCCATCATCTTCGCGGTCTGAGTCTTCGTCATTTTCTTGCCTTCCCCTGTCGGCTTGTTCCGATAGATAAAGACTACAGGGTGTATATACACCTTGTCAACCCCAACCAAGTAAGGAACCAGCCATGAACACCGCATTCTGGAAAGCCGCCGCTGAGCGCGCCGTCAAGACGTTCGCCCAGTCCATCCTCGCCCTACTCGGCACCGGCTCTGTGGGCATCACCACGCTGGACTGGAAGGGCATCGCGTCCGTGGCCGCCACAGCCGCCCTCGCATCCATCCTGACGTCACTGGCATCACTGTCCACCGTCACGCCCGTAGCGCCGGACAACGCCGTCACGGACGTTGCCGTTGTTGAAGCATCCAAGCAGACCTCCCTTGCCGCTACCGCCATTGACGCCCCCGCCACCGTGTTCCCCGCCGCCAAGGTGGAAGCGGCCCAGGCCGCGCCTGAGCCGGTCGCCGTAGAGCCCATCTTCACCCCCGCCGCAACTCCCGCAGCGTAAGTTAGGAGGCCGCGATGGCGCTTTCATGGGCAGCCGTAAATGCAAACAATGGGAGCATCATTGCGGACCTTCCCACACTCGGGATTGACGGTCCACTGAAGCAGACCCTCATGCGCTACGAATCACAGACCGCGAGCCTGCCGATCAGCGCACCGAAGGACCCCGCGGCAGCACTTGACTTTGCGGATCCTCCACTGAACTGGCGGCAGGCCACGCGCAAGGGAGCCGTCTTCCTGGTGGCGCTGGACGAGGCGGACGCGAACGGGGTTCGCCGGCCACTCTGGGGCGGCTTGGTAATCAAGCGCAACCGCAAGGTAGGCGACGGCGTAAAAATGTCCCTCGTGACCGCTGAGGGCTATCTTGACCGGATCTATGTGGGGGATGAAACCTTTACCGGCGTGGCGCAAAATACCATCATCAAGACGCTGGTGGAAAAGTACGCCAAGACGGGTACGCTGCTGGGTTTGCCTCTGCGCGTGGAGATCATCGGCGGCAACGGCGCGCTTCGGACCCGTGCATATCTCGACGCCGACGACAAGACGCTCTACTCGATCCTCACGGACCTGTCAGGCATCCTTGGCGGGCCTGAATGGACTATCCGCTGGGAATGGGTGGACGGCGCAACGCTCGGCCTCGTGCTGACCTGTGGTGACCGCGTAGGCGTTGCTGCTCCGTCCGGCCTCGGTCCTGCGGCGCAGTTCTACCTGCCCGGCCCGGTTACAGATGCTGAACTGGTCGAAGGCTGGGGCGACAAAGAGGGCGCCAATGACGTCATGGCCGTATCTTCAGGCACTGGAGGGGCACGTCCGCAATCCCCACACCAGACAAACACGTCCGACTTGCGGCCCCGGTTTGAATATCGGTGGTCCCCGTCAACATCCATCACGGACATAAACACCCTCACCGCCCACGCTCAACGCGCACTAGGGGCCATGAAAAACGGTTCCCTTGCGCTGACAATGACGGCGAACCGGCAAGAAGCGCCACGCCTCGGCATTGACTGGGGTATTGGGGATGACATCGGATTCGACATCGCCGCGCAGGAGTTCCCGGACGGCCTTACCGGCACCGCCCGCGCTGTTGGCTGGGAAGTCACGGACACCACGATCACGCCGATGCTTGACGCAACCAACATAGTGGGGATCGACTAATGGCATTTCAGCCCGGCCTCGCAGGATCGCAGTTCCCTGGTGAAGATTACATCGTGCGCAGGATTCAGGATCTAGAGAAGACGGTCCAGCAGCTCGCCGCTGCGAATCCGTTCGCACCCATGGGCATAGCGCCGACCGCGGACGGGTTCACCGTTACTGGCACCGAGACGGTTACCGGGGCCCTGGTGGTCAACGGGCCTGAGACTGTCAACGGAACACAGACGGTCAACGGCCCCCTGAATGTCAACGGCGCCATGGCTGTGACCGGCACGCTATCACTGCCTGCCGGGATCATCGGGAATGACGCGCTCGCTAGTCCGGTGTCCTTTGGGAACTCGTCCACGGCGACGCTAGCCTTCGCGCTTGCCACGACTGACGTCGCTATGGCATCAGGAACTATTGCGGTGCCTGCTGGGTACACCCAGGCGCAGGTGTTCATGATTGGCGAAGTTGGGGCCATCAACCCGAATACCGCAGGCGACTTTGTTCGAGCTTCTGCCGTCATTAATGGCGTTGCTTCAAGAGAGTCGTTCGGATATTGCGCAGGTAGTAGCGGAAGCGTCGAGGTAGTCACCGCGAAGAGCACATTCCTTACTGGCCTGAGTGGCGGAAACATCACGGTAGCGGTAAACGTTCACGCCCAAAACAATGCTTGGACGGCCGATGCGTCCAACCGCGCATATGTCGAAGCCTTCGCGGTCTTCCTTCGCTAACTAGGGGTGATTAGCCCCGCCTGTCAGCTTAGGGAAAGGCGTCTGGGACGGGCTAGATGCCGGCATCGGCAGCTTGATTTGGGTCTGGTCAACGGCAGTAGGAGCCGGAGCCGGAGCCACGTAAACAGGAACAGGCGCGGGGTCAACCACAACCGGCGCCGGTGCAGGCTCAACCACGGCAGGCTCAACCACAGTAGGCGCGGGCGCTACAACTACGGGTGCTACAGGCTCAGGCGTTGCGGTTGTCACTACAGGCTCCGGGGTTGGTGTGGGCGCCGCTGACGTAGCAGGCGCGGAAGTTGTTACGGACGTGGCGGGTGCGGGCTGGTTGTCTGCGTTCGCAACAGCGAAGCCGCCAAAAGCAATTGCTACTGCGGCAAGCGCCGAGAAGCCCCCCAAAACTGCTGATTTTGTTTCCATGCAGTGAGTGTATCCATTTGAACAACGAATTAATAGCCAGAAGGAGATTTGCTATGCCTAAACGCGACTGGGTGGACGGCGCTACGGGTAACACGCCGCTGAACGGTGCCCGACTGAACGCCCTCGAGACGGACGTGGACGCCGGTTATACGGATCTTGTCCGCGACCCGTCCCAGCTCTTCACTGGTGCCATCACCCGCAACAGTTCAGGCGCTCCGACGTCGGCCACCGTGACATGGCCTGACGGTGTGGCCGGCGTGTATGCCGGGACCGCATCATCCACGTTCCCGTCTGCTATCGACTCGTACACCGTGACCAGGGCGCTGAGTCCCACGCTGACCTACACCCAGTCGGCAGTCACGCGTGACGGCTCCGGGAACATCACCAACCGACCCGCGATCACCGTAGCCTAGGAGGCCACCCATGGGATTCATGGACGTACCACGCCTTGACGACACGCTGCTAGCCGCGGCTGTTGCTGGGACCGCCACCGCAGCGCAACTATCTGCCACTTATGCCAGCAAGGCTGGCATTGAAATTGCCGGTGTTGGAAACGGCACTGCCGACGATTCGGCGGCAGTTCAAGCGGCCCTCAACTCAGCGGTTGCCGGGCAGACGGTCTACGGCAAGCCGGGCGCAATCTACCGTATCGCTACCATCCAGACCT